CAGGCCTTTCCCCCCAAGTGGGGCCGAGGAGGGCCGGTACAAGGCGACAGAGCCTAGACTTCATGCTTTAGGGTTCGTGATGCCTCGATTGGAGACTAAGACGCCTAGCGCGGTTACAGGGTCGTTTGGTGAGGAGGCCGCCGCTTGGCTCACTACCGTTTTTGGGATGGAATTGTTTGCCTGGCAGCGTTACGCATTGGATCGAGCACTGGAGCATGACGCCGATATGAAGCTCGTTTGGTCGGCTGTGATTATTACTGTGGGTCGGCAGTCGGGTAAGTCGTGGCTATCACGGGCGATCTGCATGTGGCGGCTGCATCATGGGAAGCAGTTTGGGGAGACTCAAACTATTTTGCACGTGGCGAATAAGCGCTCGACCGCAATGGAAGTAATGAGGCCCGCTGGATTGTGGGCGACTGAAACTTACGGTAAAAAGGCTGTCAAGTGGGGCAATGAGGCCGCCGGGATCGAACTACCCTCGGGTGACCGGTGGTTGATCCATGCGGCAAACGATAGCGCCGGTGTCGGCTATTCCGTGTCGATGGTGTTTTGTGACGAAGCGTGGAAAATTCCCCAAAGCGTCATCTCTGACTCGATAGCACCCACTATGGTGATGCGGGAACAACCACAAATCTACCTAGTCTCGACGGCAGGGGACTCACAAAGTGATCTAATGCAGTCCTACCGGCAGCGGGCACTTGATCGACTAGACGACGATGAACCTTCGACGGTACTACTTTTGGAGTGGAGCGCCCCGGCTGAGGCCGACCCGGAACTCGTTAGCACGTGGAAGTGGGGCAGTCCCGAATGGTCGGAGCGCCGGGAGACTTTCCTAGCCGAGCAATGGGCCCGGATTGAGGAAAGCGCGTTTAGGCGGCAGTACTGCAACCAGTGGGTTATCCGGTCCAGTCATTGGCTACTGGATAAATGGTGGACGGGAACTCTCGACCCTGAGGTGAGACTTCCCGAGTCGGGCACCTGGTCGGTTGCGGTTGAGACTGACTTTGACGGTATGGGTCACGCCGTAGCAATCGCCGCACCAAACCCTGAGGGGCTAATCGTTGTCCGGGTTACTACTCACCGGACGATAGCGGAGGTCGATCAGCAACTCGAGAAGATCCGGGCCGAGCATCCGAGCCTCTATATTCAAGTGACGCCTGGTTATGTTGAGCGGTTGCGCCAAAAGTTTGATGCCCTCGTGGGTCAGCGTGAAGCGGTGAGCGCCACCCAAGTCCTACAGGATCTTTTTAGCCGTCAACAATTACGGCACGACGGTAGTCAAGTCCTACAGGAACATTTTGCTAATTCGAAGATAAGCCAGCGGCAAGGCGGTTGGGTACTGACTGCCCCTATGGGACGCAACGGGGTCTACGCGGCCCGGGCGGTAATGTTTGCGGTTAGCCAGGCGGCTAAAGCTCCTCGTAGTGTGGCGATGATTCGCTCACGACGCCCGACACGCAGACACGCATAAACCACGCAAACGAACGTAAACCACTACATGTAGTGGTAAAGGGATACACTGGCCACATGGTGTTCCCCCGAGCCCTTCGCGTTGTGCGCGGCCAAGAGTCTATTTCCCAGGCTATGGTGACAGCACAGGAACCTGCAGCCGCGCACGTACGTGAATCATCAGGGCTTTATGCACTACTCACTAACCAGTTGGCCGGTCGATCAACTCGACCCACAGCGATGCAAGTCCCCGCATTCGTGGACGCCCTCAAAACCTACACGCACACTATTAGCGCGTTCCCGTTGCGCGAATACTTTGATGGTCAACCCGTACCCGCCCGGCAGCTACTATCACAGCCGAGCCCGATCTACCCGTATGCCAACGTCATCCAGCGCACACTCTCAGACCTTTTGATGTACGACCGGGCCTACTGGCGCGTGATCGACAGGGACTTCGCCGGATACCCGATTTCTGTCGAGGTGATGCGCGTCGAAGACGTCATCGACACACCGGCCGTCTTCGCCGGGATTGAAGAGACTCAGCAACCACCGGCGGACCCTTTTTATTATCTTTCCCGACGAGTACCGACCCGGGATGTCATCAAGTTCTACGGGTCAGGTGAAGGTGGTTGGCTCGCCAACGGAGCCACGGCGATAATTACGGCGGCAGCCCTGGAAGCCGCGACCTTAATGTATTCCGAAACCCCTATTCCTACAGTGGCTCTCAAGAATTCCGGCCCCGATCTTCCCGCCGACCAGGTTGACGCACTACTTGATGCGTGGGAGGAAGCCCGCGCCAACCGTGGCACCGCGTATTTGAACAACACGATTGACGCGCAAGTAATGGGCTTCTCGGCCCGGGACGTGCAACTTGTTGAGGCTAAGAATATGGCCGCCGTGGCTATTGCTCGCCTGGCGAACTTGGATCCGATATGGGTCGGGGCCGGTGTCCCCGGATCCTCACTGACGTACTCGAACCGGGTAGACCTTTACCGCAACCTACTCGACACGGCGCTACGCCCCGTGATGAACCTAGTTACCCAAAGACTTTCCATGCCCGATGTCACCCCGACCGGTTACGTTATCGACTTTGATACAACCGCCTTCCTACGTGACAACATTGCGGCCCTAGCCGAAGTGATAACGAAGCTCCTACCGCTGGACGTTATTACTGTGGAAGACGCCCAAAACCTTTTAGACCTACCAACACTCGGAGTATTTAATATGAACGGAGCGCTACGGTGAAACAACTCAACACGGAATCAGTCGTCATTTTTGAGGAACGTGAGGACAAAAACGGCGACATCGTCGGATCCGGTCACGGAATGGCAGTGCCCTACGGCTCCGAAACCATGATCGGTGGCGTGCGTGAATCGTTTGCCCCTGGCTCATTCGACCTAGCGAATGTGATTGGTAAGCCCTTGGCATATCGTCATGGTGAACCCGTCGGGAAAATCACGGGAGCCGAGAACCGCGAAGACGGCCTCTATATCGACTTTGAAATCGTGGACACGGCCCTAGGCCGCGACGCCGCCGTACTTGCCCGCACCCAAACAATCAAGGGCCTATCCGTCGGGTTTAACCCCGTCAAATCCATTATGTCAAAAGCCCGGGACGCGATTCAACACACCGCCGCGAACCTACTCGAAGTCAGTCTCACCCCATATCCCGCTTACTCCGCAGCCGGTGTAAGCACCATCAGAGAAATAGAAGGAGCAACAATGTTAGAAAACATCGAGTCAACCGAGGTTAACTCGGTGGACATTGAAGCACGCGAGGCAGTCAAGTCACTGCGAGAAGAAGTACAAACCATCGCCTCCAAGGCATACACTCAAGAGCCGCAGCATCCACTCGCCGTTTACCGTTCATTCGGCGAATACTCCAAAGCAGTGCTCGCCGGTGAAGTAGAATCCCGCGCACTCGCAGACCAGATCACCACAAACAACCCCGGCCTACTCCCGCCTAACTGGATGTTGGACGTTAAAAACATCGTTGACCTTGGGCGACCAGGTATCACCGCTTTTGGTGTGGAATCCGCCGGAACCAGTGGTATGGAGTTCGCGTGGCCTTTTTTTGACGGTGACCTCGCACTCATTGTTGAGGAGCAGACCACAGAAAAGACGGAAGTTAATTCCGTTCGGATCGACATAAAGAAGGGCACGGCAAGCCTCAAGACGTTCGCAGCGGGTTCGGATATTTCCTACCAGTTGCTTCAGCGCTCGAGCCCGTCGTACCTCGACGCACACAATCGGATTATGGCCGCGTCGTACGCGCTCATCACCGATAACGCGTTCGTTGACGCGATGCTCGTTGCCAGCACTCCACAGAACTACAACTTTGCGGGCGACACGACAGGCGCAGAATTCCGCGCCGGAGTATTCCAGGCATCGGTCACCGTTGAGACGGCAACCGGTCGCGGGGCAGAGTTCGTCCTCGTGGCGTCAAATGTGTTTGCAGAAATTGGTGGCTGGTCAACCTTCTTCCCATCGGCCTACCCCGTCTCGAACGTGTCAGGTGTGGCGACCGCTGGCACTCTCGGAGTGAACGTGTCCGGCCTGCCCGTGATTCACGACCGCAACCTTGCAGCCGGTGCGATCCTCGTATCGAACACAGCGACCGCCTCCTGGATCGAAGACGGTCCGAACCTCGCCACGGCGGAGAACGTAGCCAACCTCGGCCGCGACATCGCAATCTACGGTTACGGGGTCAGCGCCGCTTACACCGCCGCAGGAATCGTGTCCCTTGAAGTTGTGTCCCCATAAAACTAACACCCCTCGGAAGGTAGTGAAGGTCCCGATATGGCATTGGTAACCGGTCAGGAACTGGCCGACAATCTGGATATTGAGTACGAGACACCCGACAGTCTCGTGCTCGACTTGCATGCCAACTCGGCGTGTATCTTGATCGGTTACCTTGTCACGCTTGTTTCGTTCGAAGCGGAACCGGCACCCCTGAAAATCGCGGCCATGAGCATCGCGGTCGAGACATACCAGGCCGCGTACGCGGCCGGGGGCGAATCTATTAGCGTGGACTTCACCCCTAGCCCAAGGATTAACTCGGCGCTCATGGCCCGGGTCACTGTCCTACTCGCCCCTTACAAACAGATGACGACGATGGTCGGGTAATGGCACTCACCACGGAAGCACGGGAGTTAATCGTCACGAGCTTGACGGGGCTCGGGTACAAAATCTACGACACGGTGCCTACAGTCCCGGTCACCCCTAGCGTTGTCATCGTCCCCGACTCCCCGTGGGTGCAACCGACCCGGATCGGCTCAACCCTGAACTATGCGGTCCGGTGGCGGCTACTCCTCAACGTAAACGTGAGGGTAAACGCGGTGGCAATCTCAACAACAGAGGACGCCCTCGACGTGCTATTGGCCGCGCTACCCGCATCCGTAAACGTCGCGAGTGTGAACGCGCCGCAACTAATGAGCCTGGGATCGCAAGGGACCGTCATGACAACCGAAATCGAAGTACAAATACAAATGAAAGAAGGATAAATCATGCCCGCAATTGGAGTAACTGGAGCAGCGTTCACGGTAAAAATCGGTGACACGCAATACGAGGACCAGGTGACGTCAGGAACAATCAACACGACGCCGACAATCGTCCGCACTAAAACCCTTTCCGGAGTCGCGTTCAACCAGACCGACCTAAACTCGACGATGAGTCTCGACTTCCTATTCGATGAAGTCAGCGGGATGTACGGCGCACTCCAAACCGCTATCGCCGCCGCCGCATCCGTAGCGGTTAGAGTCGAGTCAGCATTAGGAACGTGGTCCGGTGCCGCAATGTTCATCGAATCCGCAGACCTCACCTACCCGGCCGACGGTGTCGTAACCGTATCGACATCATTCACCGGTTCGGTTACATTCGCCGCAACGGCATAAGGCTAAGGGGAACCCATTATGTATCCACGACTGAAAATCGAGTCCGATAATCACGAAACAAAAGAAGTCGAAACACTGCCCGTCGACTTCATGATGTATGAAGAACTAAACGGGAACCGGCCCACAAGCGAGCAGGCGATGCGGTTAACAATCGCCTACTTTTATCTCGAGGACAAAGAACCAGGGGACCTTAAAACCGTGAAATCTTGGGCCCGCAAAAACCGGGTAAAAGTCGATATTCTTAAAGATGAGGCTGAACCTTTTTAGAGGGTAGCCACGGCAGGCTACTTATACGGTTAGCGGTTCGTACGGGCTGGACAATGGAAGACGTTAAGAAATTGACAGGCCGAGAGGTCGTCACGATTATGGAGGAGTTGACGTAATGGCCCCGAAGCAATTCGATGTCTACATCGAAGGTTTAGGCCCGCTACTACGCGACCTTTCAAAGCTCGGTAAAGCCGCCGGTAAAGAATTACGTGCGTCTTCGAAAGTTATTGCGGAAAAACATATGGTTCCGGCGTGGAAAGAAGCCGCTATGGGCGCGGGCCCGTGGGGCGCCAAAATCGCGGAAAGTGTCCGGGCAGGTTCCGACCGTGTCCCCAAAGTCATGATCGGTAAAAGCGCTAGAACCTTTAGTGGTGGCGCATCCGCCACGATGGTGCGATACCCCTCAGACAAAGGAAACCGTGGTCGAGCCGCTAAAGGTGCCCGAAATCGTATGCCCGCCGCGTTCGGTTCGGGAAGTGACTGGATTAGTGAAGCCCGCACCTACCAGAAGCCCGCACTCGATGAATGGGCGAAAGCCGTAGACCGGGTCGTCCGCAAATGGCCGGTGATGTAATGGCCGGAAAAACATTAACCATATTCCTAGCCGCCGACCTCAAAAAGTTTAACAGCGGCATAAATAAGGCAGAGGGCGGTCTAAAAGGCTTTGGGGAGTCGATAAGCCGCAACATGGGCCCGATTCTTTTGGCAGCCGGGGCTGCCGCCGGTGCCTTCGCCGTAAAAGTTGGCATAGACGCCGTCAAAGCGGCATCGGACCTCGGAGAGACACAAAACAAAGTTGGTGTCATATTCGGCAACTCATCGCAGTCAATTCTTGACTTTGCCGAGGATGCGGTCACCGGCCTAGGTCAAACCCGAATCCAAGCCCTAGAAGCATCCGCGACATTCGCCCAATTCGGTAAAGCCGCCGGGCTCAGTGGCGGGGACCTGGTTAACTTCTCCACCGAACTGGTTACCCTCTCAGCCGACTTAGCGTCGTTTAATAATTCGTCACCGGATGAGGCTATCAACGCTATTGGATCCGCGTTGCGTGGTGAAGCCGAACCACTGAGGCGGTTTGGTGTGCTGATGGATGACGCGGCACTCAAAGCCGCCGCCCTCTCGATGGGGATCGGTGACGGCACAACCACCCTGACAACTCAACAAAAAGTCTTAGCAGCGCACCAGGTGATCCTCTCCCAAACCACCGACGCTCAGGGTGACTTTGCTCGCACCTCGGAGGGTTTAGCAAACACGCAAAAGATCTTACAAGCCGCCGTAGAGGACGCTAAAGCCGAGATAGGTATTGGCCTAGTCTCTGCACTAGAGGCCGCCGGGCAGGCTATGGGCGGGTCTAAAGGCATGGCCGGGGTTATTCAAGACACCGGGCAAGACCTCGGGGACTTCGCCTCAGGTATCGGCGTGGTGATTACTGCACTCGCAGGATTGACCGGCGGGATAGAAGACGCCACAGAAGCAGCCGGAAAATACGAAACCGGTGTATTCGGGATGCGCGACGCCGGTAACTCACTATTGGACAACATTCTGCCCTTAATCCCAATCCTTGGCACTTGGGTAAGCGGCATCCTTGCCGTCGGTGAGAACGCTCGAATAAGCGCCGACAAATTAATCGTTTTTGCTAACGCAGCCAAGAAAACCGCCGACGGCCTCCCCTACTTCCTAGGTGGTCTAAGGGAAGTAGAAAAGGCAACAAACGAGCAAACCGCTGCAAACGTCAAAGCCACCTACGGCGTACTGACCCTAGCCGAACGGCAAGCCGCATACGAAAAGATATTAGAGGGAACCGAAGACACAATACAAACCTACGGGGGCTCGACTGCATCCGCGACCGTGGAAGTCAAAAAACTAACAAAATTCCAAAAATTCCTAGAAAAAAGCACCGAAGACGTAGGCAAGGCAATCGCCTCCACTGAGGCACTACTCAGCACTCAAATACAGAGTTTTAAGGACGCGAAAGACGCCGTAGCAGACTACGCCCTCACGATGCAGGGGAATCTACTATCCGGGATCGACCTCGGATCAGCCTTCACCGATCAATTCGATGAAGAAGGCAACAAAACCGGCGTAGCACTTGTGGACGCTTTTAACGCTCAAATAGCCGAAGCGGAATGGTTCGGGAACGTACTTGAAGGCCTGCAAAACTCGAAGGTAGATCAGCGGCTCATTGATTACATGGCCGGATTGGGCCCGGAAGTTGGTGGGGCCCTCGGTCAAGAAATGTTAGGCGATAAAGGGTTATTAGGCACAATCAACGAGAAATTCGTCGATATTCAAGACAAAACGAAAGAGCTTGCCCTCGGTTTAGTGCCTGACTTTATGAACGCCGGGGTAGAACAAGCCGCCGCGATGGTCGTAGGGCTCGCCAACCAACTCGACTACGAACGCGAAACCCTAAAAAAATTGGGTAAGAATATGGCTAAGCCAGTGGGGGCAGCGTTCAAAACACAACTCGCCAGTGACGTGGCCGCCGCGGTTCGCAACCTCGAAGCGGCAGCCACAGCGGCCCGAGCCGAGAAAGTAGCCGACGCGACAGCCGCCCAACAACTGATAACCGATCAACAAGTCGCCCGGGCTATCGCCAACGTGATCCGTAACTCGGATGCGCGTAGTGGCGCGGTCGTAACCCCGGTGCTCGCATGACCCTCGAAATTACTCTAGGCGGGTCGGTGATCGACCTAGCATTATTCGATTACAGTCTCGCAGTCGCCCACGGTCGATCCGATGTCACAGCGAACCCGACCGCCTCCAACGCCCAAATCGTGCTACGGGGAGACACTGGCCCGCTACTGGATCTAGCGGATACGGTCGCAATATCTTTCGACGGTGTCGATAGGTTCACCGGGGCAATATCTGATCTGAACGTGTCATTCATTAGTACCGGCACCCCGACTGCAATCACGACTATTACGGCAATGGGCAACCTAGCCAAACTAGGTTATACAGATGTCGGTGCCTCGGGGTACATTGAGCAGAGCGCACGGCAACGGGTAACCGGAATACTTGACGCGACCGGACTCGACTACCTCAACGCAGGCGACCCCGATATCACGCTGTACGCGATCCTCGAAGCCGACGCGCAACCCTCCACGGCACTCGACGCCCTCGGTCGTATTGCTCAAGGAACGGGGGCAACGTACTACGACGACCCGACGGGTCGCATTATTTTTGAGGACTACGGGAACCGGGGATCAACAACATTCGCCGGTATATGGGCCAACCAGGTCGGCACCTGGTCAGAAGCCGAAGGCACATGGGCCGAAGCACCGCTATTCCCGCCTAGTTTTAATCTCGAAGCGCCCGGGGTTATCTTTGCCCCGACGTGGGCTAAGACTCTGACGTCACTCATTAACGACGTGACGGTCACATATGGGCCAGATGAGTCAGTGACCCAAACGGATAGCGCCTCGATCACGCAATACGGTCGGCGTGAATACCGGCTCGACACGGACATTAAAACCCTCAGCGACGCGACGACTCGGGCCGCGGGGATCATGACCGCGCAAGCCAACGGGCTGTGGAACCTCGGTCAAATATCGGTGCTCGTAGATCAACTTGACGTAACCGACACAACCGCACTACTCGAGCTCGTATCCGGTGACCTCGTAACCGTCAGAGGATTACCCGCCTCAGGCCCCTACCCTGACTTTAACGGGATCGTCGAAGGCTGGACGGACTCCTACAATAATGGGCAGCACATCATGACACTGTCCATATCAGACCCTAGATTCTCTTTGCAGGTCCTACAATGGGGTCAAGTTGCACCGGCCTTTACGTGGTCAGAAGTCGGGGCGGGCGCTCAATGGTTTGAAATAGTTACTAACTCCGATTTAGTGAGGTTATAAATGGCAGTCACAGCAGCAGGCACCCCATACGTAGAATCATCCGACAACGTAGCCGACTACCCGGGGGTCAGTTTGGCCCTCGCAAACCATATTGACGGACTTGACGGCGGGAAAGTGTTGCAGGTTGTGTCTGTAACTAAAGTGAATGCGTTCACAACGACAAGCGCTTCTTTCGTGGACGTAACGGGATTAACTGTGAGCATTACACCGAGCGCAACATCAAGCAAAATCCTTATCATGTCCACTTTCCAAGCGGGTAACTCTGGCAACAACACCGATTTCTTTAATTTAGTTCGTGATAGTACAGCGCTGGCACAGGGTACGGACGGTTCAAATAACGTTACAGCCATAACAGCACCAGGCGCTACCCCCTCCCTTATTGGTACATTATCAATAAGTAACCTCGACAGTCCCGAGACGACATCAGCCACAACATACAAAATTCAGATGAAAGTATCAGGCGGTACGGGCACTGTCGGTAGACGCGGCCTAGACACTTTTGCCGTTGTTTCGTCTAACATTCTAGTAATGGAGATAAGCGCATGATAGATATTGCTTTCACTCTGACACACTCGCACCCCGGTTCGGAATGGACTTTGAACGGTGACGACTACGCCGGTTTAACGTGGCTATCTGACACACCTAAACCAACCGAGCAAGAAATCAACGACGCTTACCCGCTGGCGGTAAAAGCCTTGGCCGATAAAGAAAAAGCGCGCCTCGAAGCGTTAAGCGACGCCCGAGCGTTCGCCCTATCCCTCGGGTTCACTGAGGCGATGCTTGCAGTCATGTACCCACAACTCACGGAAGGCGCATAATGTCCGAAATAGATCAAGAACTACACGTGGACACGGTCGAAGCCGAACCGGTGAAAAAAAAGCCAACTTCATTGAAGCACCCGAAAGTGGCTACCGAAACCGAACGCGCACGGGCCATAGTCCGAGCCAAACTAAAAGGGTAGAACCGTGGACTTTGGCGAAGTAGTCGGGCTTATAGCAACATCATTAGCAGCCCTCGCAATCATGGGCACCGGGCTCGTGTGGCTCATCCGCAACGTCGTCCGTGATGAAATAAAAAAAGCCACGAAACCAATACAGCCCGGATTCCGCAACGGTGGCGACTCACTCGCAGACGTGTCCTCAAAAGTCGATCAAATAATCTCGAAGTTAGGGCTCTAATGAAGCATTGGCTCGCCTCGACATGGGAAGGCTCCATCGTCAAAATAGCGTCAGGAGCCGGTTTAGGAGCCCTCCTGTCGTGGCTCGCAACGGCAGACGTTCACCCGCTAATCGTCGCCATCTCGGCGGCAGTAATTCCAGTAATCATTAACGCACTTAACGGCGACGACTCGAGATATGGGAGGCTAGATAATGGCTCGACTATGTAAAGGCGGCGTCACACTACGGGATCAAGTGAACCGAAAATGGCGTAAGCGTGACAAAAGATCAGACGGGTGGATTGGTGACCGGGCACACGCATCGAGAGCATCCGACCACAATCCGAACAAAGCGGGGGTAGTCCATGCCATAGACATAGATGAGAACATGGGGAAAGGCCGGAACCGTAACGGGAGAACCGCCAAACGACTAGCCAACCAACTACTCGAGTACGCAGCTAGCGGTCTACCCGGTGCGAAAAGACTTAAATACGTGGTCTATGAAGGCCGAATAAGCAGCGGAACCTACCGCCGCACCTGGTGGAAGTGGCGCGGATCCGGGTACGGGCACGAAGCACACATCCACGTGTCTTTTACGTCCTACGCTGACCGTGACGGTACCGTGTTCCCCTTGCCAATCCTAACAAGATCACCAATCACTAAAGCCCGTTGGCGCCGTGATCTATCAAAAGCACGTAAAGCAAACAAATAGCGGCTAGTATCGACGTCTATCGAAGGGGAACAAATGTCAGATTACATTCGACCAGGGGAAGCCGCCGAAATGCTAGGCGTATCTAGGGACGCAATCAGGCGCTATTCGGATGCGGGACGCATTGACGCTATCGTCACACCCGGCGGTCACCGCAGGATCGACCGCGAATCAGTAGACGCCTACATAACCAGGCGCACTCGAATATCTAGCACGGTGACTATCATCGAGCACAAATGATCACGGAAGTACTTATGTGCGCGGCCCTACTCACGGCCCCGGCATGCGCAGCGAACTCGATCGACGCGAAAGACTGGAAAGGCCACGAACCAAGCCTCTACACGGGGCAGCATTACCACCATAAATGGGCAAAGGTTCGGATGTGCATTATGCACAGGGAATCCCGATCTAACTATAGGGCTCGAGGCACCCTATCTAGTGCATCCGGCGCGTATCAATTCTTAGACAGTCAATGGCGTATCAGCCTGACATACATGATGATCCGCGAAAGTCGATCGACGGCCGACGGCCTCATCACAGAGATTAAAGCACTCAGGCATCATCCGATCCAAGAATGGAACCGCTATTGGCAAGACCGGGCCTTTTACACCGCCTGGGATAACGGGAGGGGGGCCGACCATTGGAACCAGACCAGGCACAAGTGCTAAACGCTAGTTACTACCTATTCGACCTCGATCATTTAGGTCTAGATGGGCAGGCTTTTATCGTGATCCGCGACGGTAAACCGACCCTTGCATATAGGCGATTCACTCGTGACCGGTGGAGCCCTGAAATCATGCCCAACACGCCGGAATCCTAAAAGCCCTTGACTCGGCGGCGTCGGCTCGTAAAGATAGGCACACAGACATT